GGCCGCGGAACTGAAGGCCGCGGAAGATGTGACGGTATGGCCGCTCAGCGATTCCGAGAAGCGGATCATCGAAAACCTATGCTAGCCTTAAGGAGGAGGAATAATGGTGCAAGATTTGAGCATGTACGCCATCAGAGACAGTATGGCGGATTACACGTTGACGCTTGGCAATCTGATCGCACGCGGTTTTGATACGGATGAAAAACTGCATTTGAGCGCTCAATATTATCCGATTTTCGACGAAAACTATAGGGCGAAATTGAACGAGAAAATCGTGGCACACTACGCACTGCGTGAAATCGGTTCGGAAACGGGGCAAATGTTCATATTTTATCTGGGGCGTACCATGCGTGAGCAGATGGACTATTTCAACCAGCTCTATTTGTCCGCGCAACGCGAGTTCGACCCGTTCATCACGTCCGACATTCGACAGGAAATGGACTCGACCAGTACGAACGAGTCCAGCGGGAAATCGAGCGGCACACAGTCGAACGAGTCCACGGCAAACAGCACGTCCGACACCACCGCCGACAATTCGTCAATGACTTTTAATTCCGAGTTTCCGCAGACTCGTATCGACGATTTTCGCAAGTACGCCACCACCGCAAGTCAGACGGACTCGACCGGCAACACGCATACGGCAACCCAGCAGGACAGTACGGCCACCGCGTCCAGTACCAGCAATACGGATTACGCGCACTCGTCGGACAAGGGCAATTCCACGTCGCATACGCTCGGCACCAGTGGATCACAATCCCAGCTCTTGCAGGACTGGCGTAACACCATGCTCAATATCGACATGATGGTCATTGACTCGCTCGAAGACCTCTTTTTGGGTATGTGGGGGAGCGGCGACAACATGACCAACGTGCCACAACTGTATTCCACGTCACTCGCCTACAATCTCGGCCATTAGAGTATACTTGACTTGAGACAGATTGGAGGATATATGGACGGACTAAACATGTGCGCCGCCCCCTTGGATATCGACCCGCGGCAACGGTATTTCACCACCGTACAGCCCTTTAGCTATCGCGATACGCTCACCATGCTCGGTTACGTGCAGGAGGTGGCCGAACATGTGGACGAATTGCGCGAGCAGCTTGATAATCTCGCAAAGGACGAGAACGCGGACGTCGAAGCCATCAAACAGCTGATAGCCGGTTTCAACGGGCAATTCGAGCACATCAATGAAACCTTGTACGACTTGGAAAGGCAGGTCGGACAATATGAAGACTCCGATTTGACCTATAATCCGACGCGTGGCAAGTACGAGGACTCGAAAAACACGAACCGAGACATATACCGCGAACTGGCCGTGTTCGGCGCGCGGGTTAATCAGATGGCCACCGTAACCACGGCTCAGGCGGCACAGCATGATTGCATCACTTGGGCGGTGTTAGGCAACCGTGAGATTTTCGGCAACGAAGAACCGCGGGTAACGCCCCGACCTCAGAATCAGCAACCGACACCGCCACCGAAATCACCGGAAAAAGGATATATCCCAGTCGACGGAGCCACATCACCGGGGACCCAAGAGACATATTACATCGTCCACGAAAAGAGGGAAGAATGATGAATGAAAATGACGAAAACCGCGACATGTACGAGCACACCACAACTTATAGTCTGCCCCTCTACACCGACGATACCCCGTCCGATCTGCGCGACGGATACAATCGGGCAATGGTAATGATCGACCGACTCATGCACCAGCTGGAAACCCTCATCCGCGAGACCAAAGGAGCAAACCAATGAGCACCATCTACGATAAAACCGACAATTACGCGCTTAACCTCTACGGAGATGCCGACCCCGCAGACTTGAGGGACGGATATAACGGATCCATGCGCACTATCGATACGACTCTCGAAACGCACCTCAATCGCATCGAAGCCGTGGAATCGCGAGAAACACACGATGAGGAAGTGGTCAAGGCTCTGCTTGGTGATAACACGGTGGACAACGCCACCGCCGCGAAAACCAAGTGGGATAAGGCCGGTACCGACGCCACAGCCGCCACTGCCACAGCCACCGCCGCCGCAGGTAAGGCAGACAACAATAGCGCCATTCTCACCGCGCTCGGCGCGGACACCGCCGCGCACGCCACCGACGCGAAAACCAAGTGGGATAAAGCGGGGATAGACGCCACCACCGCAATCAGCAAAGCCGACTCGAATAAAACCATCCTCACCGCGCTAGGGGCCGACACCACCGCGCACGCCACCGCAAATAAGACAAAATGGGATAAAAACACTACGGATATCACCACACTATCCACCTTGGTGGACAATAATTCCTCACAGATTGCGCAGATTCTCGAAAAACTGGGACAAGCGCAGTACGAAGACGGATATTTAGTTACATTCGGCGACTCTTACGCGGATAATACGCGCGAACGCACTTGGTCATACCAATTGTCTACCATGTTCCCGGAACTGCAATGGAAAAACTATGCGAAATCGGGCGCAGGTTTCAACGTGTCCGGCATTCCGACGTTTGCTCAGCAAGTCGCCAACTGCGTATCTGATACCAGTGTGGACAACGCTAAAGTCAAAGTTGCCGTGTGCGCGGGCGGACGCAATGATATCCTGGAATGGGCCACAGGAGTGACCAAGGCACGTGACGTGGTGTTGGCGATGGGATCGGCATTCCCGAACGCGATTGTCGTAATCGCCCCCATGCTTTTCGATCACTCCACCCTCAGCGAAGAAGGCATGAATAAATACAGTGCCCTATTCGCCGGGGCTCTGAATGCTTCACATGGCAATCATCGCGTGGTGGTAGCGGACAGCGCGTACGTGTGGTGCAAAAGTGAAACCGGTTGGTTCCCTTCGGGCGATATCCACCCTAATGCGACTGGTGCGAAAGTCATTGCCAAATACCTCTATACCGCATGTCGGGACAGCTACCGTGGCAGGCAGGAGTACGCAGTTTCCAAGTTCGGCGATATGCCAGTGGAATTCAAGCTACAGAACGGAATTATTGTCGCGGATGGACAGGGGGATATTCCATCGATCGGTGAGGGTAAGGGCTCTCAGTTGGCGGGCTGGGCTAAGCCACGTCACAATATTTGGACGTGGATAGTCACCGGCAGCAGCCTTACTACACCGACACTAGGCTATATCGCACCTAGCGGCGATTGGGGTATTTACAAGCCCTCCGTATCCAACCAGGGTCATGCGAGTTTCATGGCGTCCTATGCCGCGTAGGATCGCTGATACGTGATAGCCATATCCTATAATAAGGATATGGCTATCACTTTTGCTCAATGGATTGACCAGACAAAAAACCGTTTTTGGGACATGGACGGCGCATACGGCGCACAATGCTGGGACTTGTGGGCGAAATACAGTATGGATATGTACGGCATGAGCATACAGGATTGCATCACCCCCACCGGCTACGCTGGCGGACTGTACACCGCATACCCCGTGTCCGCACGGTGCGAACAAGTGTACGAACGTATCCCCGCGGACGGATACTCGCCAGTAGCGGGAGACGTGGCAATATGGGGATACGGCACGTATACTCCCTATACGCACGTGGCGATAGTCGCCGGTGACGGCGTAAAAGACGAGCAGATCTACGTTATCACCCAGAACCCCGACGCCAGCGCGTTGAAACGGTTCCCCACCACCGGACTCTTAGGCTACTTGCACCCCCGTACCATGCCGAAACCGGACGTGGACAATCCGACCGGCAGCAACAACCAGGGCAACCCCGACACGTCACGCGGGGGAGCGTGGATACACTGGCAGGGCGACAACCTCTACTTGCACGAGACCGACAATGCCGGGACGCGGACACGCATCTTTTACCGTACCACTGCCAATAATTTTTCCGAAAAAGCGTCACAATCCCAGCCGTCCGACTCGCAAGGACAGGGGCACCCGTCCAGCTCGGTCAGTGCGGAAAACTCATACGCCCTATACGTGGTCGGTACCGTGGAGTCCGGTTTGCGCTGGGATGCAGTCGAAGCCGCCAATTTGCAAGGTATCGGCATTGCGCAATGGAGTTTCGAGCGACGTCTGCAAGTGCTCAACGCGATGAAAGCCGCCGACCCAACCGGATATGAGGCATTCAAAACCGCCGCACCCGAAATAGCCGCGCTCATGGGGTCGGGCGGCACGTTCAAACGTTCGCTCACCTCAGCGGAGGCGGCCGCGTTCAGAACATGGGCGGCACGCAATAAGTCGCGCGATGGACAACGCAAACAGTTCGCGGAAGACTACGCGGGCTACCCTAAACAGTACGATGACGCGAAAATGCAGATTCTTTGGGTGACGGCATACCACCAGTCCCCGGCGAACGCGTTGAAGGTGCCGAAGGCGTCGAACCTAGCACAGCTCAAAAGCAACATTCTCGCCACATATCCGTTCGGCCCGTACACGAATCGATACAATCAGGCATATTCGCTATTGAGTGTGTGGGATGGAAAATCTAATCCGCCAGCGTTCTAAAGTGTGGTATACTTGATAGCGGCGGTGGTTATGTGATGACCTTTCCCTTGGACAGCCGCCAGATGATAGGTGTGGGGGGGCGTGCGAGTCATGGCGCACGCCCCTCCACTGGTTTTAGGAGGGTTGCAAGCATGACATTGCAGACGCTTGACGAGGGCGATTATTACGATCTGCATAATCTGTTGACGCGAAACGCCCCGTGGAATTTCATAATCGGCGCGCGCGGCCTGGGCAAGACGTTCGCCGCGAAACGGTATGGCATCAAGGAATATCTGAAACACGGTCACGAATTCATTTATCTGCGTCGTACCGATGTGGAACAGCACCGCAAGGAAACGTTTTTCAAGGATATTCAAGAGTTCTTTCCCTCCTACGAGTTTCGAGTCAACGGTGAAAAAGGACAGATCCATAAAGCGTCATGGGATGAAAAGGACTGGAGGACATGCTGTTATTTCGTAGCGCTCTCCCAAGCGGGCGGACTCAAGTCAGTCGCCTACCCTAAAGTGCATTTGATTATCTTCGACGAGATATTCCCCGACAATCTACGTTTTTTAAGCAATGAGGTAAACTCGTTTTCCGAATTCTACAACACGGTTGACCGTTGGCAGGATAGAACAAAAGTACTATTCCTCTCTAACGCTGTTCAAAAAGCCAATCCGTATTTCGCCAAATACCGACTCGACATTGGCGCACAGCAAGCCAATCAACAACAATACAAATTATATTGCGGTGGCTTCGTCTGCTTGGAACTGGCCGATTATGGTGGCTTCTCGGCAAAAGTCGCACAATCCAAGTTCGGCAAATTCCTTGAGCAATACGACGGCGATTACGCCGACTATGCGATCAGAAACAAATTCCGCGACGAATCGGACACGTTGCTAGCGCCTATACCGAGCGATGGCGAACTCTCCTACGTGCTGGACACTACCGATTACGCGCGGTTTGGAATATGGGTTTCCGTGTCCGAACGCGACGGACATGTTTCACAATATGTTTCACGACGCATACCCAAAGACAACACACGCCCCATCTACACGCTCGACCCGAACCATGTTGACGAAAAAACATGGTATGTCAAAAAGTCAGATGATATAATAAGGCGACTCACTACCGGCTACCGACTTGGCAAAATACGGTTCGACGACTCACAAGTAAAAGCCGACTTCGGTTTGATCATAGGAGAATTACTAGGAAAGTAAGGAGATAATTAATGACAATGACGACAACCGATGCATGGTGCGTATTTGCAATAGTCTTCTTTATCATTGTGGATTACGTCACCGGTATTGCAAAAGCAATACTCAACAACACGTTAAGTTCACAGAAAATGCGACAAGGCTTATGGCACAAGTTCGCCTATCTCATGCTAACCCTAGTAGCCTATTTCGTGGACATGATTAACCTACACGTAGATCTTGGACTGCCGGTCAGCGTATTCGTCTGCACCGTAGGCGGCATCAGCCTAATCGAACTCACCTCAATCCTGGAAAACATCACCGCCATCAATCCAGAATTAGCGGACGCCCCATTTATGAGCGTGTTCACGCAAAACAATACCCCCAAACATAGGAAGGAAAACTAACATGAATATCCAAGAATGGATGAACAACGTTAACGGCAAAATCATCGACATGGACGGCGCATACGGCGGACAATGCTGGGACTTATGGAGCAACTACGCCCGCAACGTATACGGCATCCCAGCCGCCGACACCAACACCGTAGACGGATACGCCGCAAGCGTCTACACTGCACGATACGACCGCTCCCGCGCTCTACAGGACACATTCAGCCGAGAGGGTGCCAACTATACGCCGGTTTACGGTGACGTGGCCTTCTGGAACGGCAACGGCATGAACCACGTAGCGATTGTGATACGAGACAACGGCAACGGCACCCTGGAAACCATGTCGCAGAACCCCAACAAAGCCGGATACGTGACCCTCACCAAGAACGGTATTATCGGCTACTTTCACCCACGATCAACAAGCACCCCAACGCCAACACCGGCAAACAATAACGTAACAATCACTCCACGAACCTACAAAGTCAACGTAGACGTGCTCAACGTACGCTCCGCGCCATCAACCTCAGCACAGATAGTCGCCCAATACCACTACGGACAAACAGTCAACCTATCCGAAGGCGGTGTGATCGCAGACGGATACATTTGGGCACACTACGTAGGCCATTCAGGCAAAACCCGATACGTAGCACTCGCCCCAGCAGACAAGTCCGCATGGTATCTCGTATTCGCCTAAATTGACAGCATAAGAAAAGCCCCTAGGTATTAACCTAGGGGCTTTACTTATTACCACATGAACGCTTCAATATCCTCAGCAGAAAACAGAAGCAAATCATCATCCGTCTCATAAGGCAAAAGGAATTGATACGAATCATACAAGACCACGCCATAATCATCAACGGCCTGATCGCGCTCAATCGAACTCGCAACACCGTCCTTGACACCATGAAGCGTCACAGACGGGTCATCCCACAAAGTGGCCAGCAGTTCATTCTTTCCCTTGAGAGTCATATCTGAAATCATCATTTTATTTTTCCTTTCCCTTGAAG